AGTGGAAGAATAATAGGCAAACTTTTTAATAAAAAGGACACTTTAGATAGATTATGCAAAATAAAAAATTAATTATACTTAAAGATATAAAGAAAGGACAGGAACTAACAGTGGAATATAAATGGTACAAAGTGTGAAAGGTTATAATTCAGGTGAAATTAATGAATTTGAAATTATTGCTAAAAAAACTTTATTTGAAACAATTATAGATATTGGATCAGGATTTTTATTAGCAATTTTAATTCAGTTGCTAATTTTTCCTTATTTTGATTTGTACCCATCAATTTTTGAAAGCATTGAAATAGCTTTAATATTTACAGGCTTATCAATGACGAGAAGTTGGTTATGGAGAATGTGGTTCAGGTGGCGTGAAATTAATGATACAAAAAGTTGGTGGTGGAATGATGGAAACCGATGATAGCGAATTTATTTCTCATCTACCTTGTAAAAAGTGTGGGAGCAGTGATGCAAATAGTTTGTATTCTGATGGGCATCTTTTTTGTTTTTCTTGTAACACTTATTCAAATTCTGATAAACCTATGGAAATCAATCATCATAACATTAAAGGGGTCGAAACAAACCTTGTTGAAGGTATACATAAAAACCTTTCTACACGAAACCTCACTCTTGAAAGCTGTACATTTTGGAATTATAGTATTGGTCAACAAAGTAATCAGACCGTTCAGATTGCGACCTACTACAACAAATCTAAACAACCTGTCTTTCAAAAAATTAGATACAAGGATAAAACCTTTAAGACGGTAGGTAGCATTAAGGAGGCTTTACTTTATGGTCAAGAAAAATGGAATGGGGGAGGTAAAATTTGTTGCGTATGTGAGGGAGAAATTGACACGATTAGTTTATCTCAAATATTCAATCATAAATATCCTGTTGTGGGTATTCCTAATGGTGTTAATGGTGCAGTTAAGTCAATAAAAAAAGAATTAGAATATTTAGAAAGTTTTGAAACTGTTGTTATTTTCTTTGATCAAGATAAATATGGATTTGAGGCAGCTCAAAAAGTAGCAGAATTATTTACAGTTGGTAAATGTAAGATAGCCACACTACCCTTAAAAGATGTTAATGATATGCTTGTAGCCAATCGTGGAGATGAAGTAGTTAAAGCGATGTGGGAGGCTAAAATATATCGTCCTGATGGAGTAGTTGCTGGTGATGAACTTTGGGACGTAGTTAGTGTTGCCGATGAAAGAGCAAAAGTTTTTTATCCTTACGAGGGTTTGAACAGAAAATTATTTGGAATTAGAAAAAAAGAAATTGTTACTATTACAGGTGGTTCAGGTATTGGAAAATCTTTATTAGTAAAAGAAATGGCTTATAAACTTATTCAAGATAATGTTAGGATAGGTATAATTTCTTTAGAGGAAAGTATTAAAAGAACTTGTGAAGGAATTATTGGTTTACATTTAAACAAACCAATTCATATAGATAGAACTACTGTTACGGATATAGAATTAAAAAAAGGTTTTGATGAAACCGTTGGTAATGGGAATGTATTTTTATATGATCACTGGGGATCTATTGAAGAAGATACTATTCTTAATAAAATAAGATATTTTGCAAAATCATTAGATATAGAATATTTATTTATAGATCATATTTCAATAATTGTGTCAGGTCTTGAGAATAAAATGCACGATGAAAGAAAAACGATTGATATATTAATGACTAAACTTCGTGCTTTAACTCAATCTTTAGATATTGGAGTTATTATTATTTCACATTTAAAAAGACCTGAAGGTAATAAAGATCATACCGATGGACTTAAAACTTCACTCGGACAATTAAGAGGGAGTGCTAGTATAGGTCAATTATCAGATATTGTTATTGGTGTTGAAAGAAATGTTAGTGGAGATCAATCAGGCGAAACTGTTTGTAGAATTTTAAAAAATCGTTTTGCTGGTATTACAGGAAAAGCCTGTTTATTAAAATACGATAAAGAAAAAGGAAGATTATTTGAATATGACAACACCCTTAATTTTTGATTTAGAAACTGATGGATTAGATCCAAGTGTTGTCCATTGTTTAGTTATTAACAAAGAAGGTAAAACACATACCTTTGCTGGAAACCGAATACCAAATGGATTAGATATGTTAAGTGATAACTTAATAGTCGCCCATAATGTTATTAAGTATGACCTTCCTGTACTTAAAAAACTTTATGGCTATTCCCATAAAAAGGAATTAGTCCACGACACTCTAGTTTTAAGTCGTCTTATCTACCCTGACATAAAAGAACTAGATATGAAGTTAATCGCAAGAGGACGTATGCGAACTCATTTGGTTAATAAGCATAACCTTGAAAGTTGGGGTTGTCGCTTACAGTTGGAAAAGGGCGATTTCAATAAAGCCAACGATTGGTCGTCCTTTTCCGATGAAATGTTGCAGTATTGTATTCAAGATGTAAAAATTACTGAAAAATTATATAACAAATTATTAGAGAAACAATTTAATGATAGATCAATTAATTTAGAACACGAAGTAGCTTTTATTTTAAGAGATCAAGAGAAAAAAGGTTTTGGGTTTAATGTAGATAAAGCTGTAAAACTCCACGCACATTTATTAAATAAAATAAATAAATTAAAAAGAAGTTTAGAAAATAGATTTAAAAGTTGGACGGTTGATTTAGGTGAGTTTATTCCTAAAGTTAATAATAAGAAGTTTGGCTACAAAAAAGGAGTACCCGTAAAGAAAAGTAAAGTTGTGGCATTTAATCCATCTTCTCGTCAACATATTGCAAATAGATTAATGAAATTGAATGGGTGGAAGCCTACTAAATTTACTGATACTGGCCAACCCATAATTGATGAAGAAGTTTTATCAAAATTAAAATATCCTGAAGCTAAAGAATTAAATGAATATCTAACCCTAGAGAAAAGATTAGGTATGTTAGCTGACGGTAAAAACGCTTGGTTAAAAGTACATAAAAAAGGAAGAATACACACTTTTTATGTAACGAATATTATAACAGGACGTATGGCAGCTCGGTTTCCTAATCTTCAACAAGTGCCTAGTTTACACACTCCGTATGGAAAAGAATGTCGAGAACTCTTTGTACCTTCAGACGGCAAGGTACTTGTCGGAGCTGATGCTAGTGGAATTGAGGCGAGATGTTTTGGACATTATATTTATAACTATAAAGGTGGAAAAGAATATACTGATTTAATTTTAAATGGGGATATTCATTCATATAATATGAAAGCTGCTGGGTTAGAAGATAGGCAATTAGCGAAAACAATGTTCTATGCTATTCTTTATGGTTGTTCATTTAAAAAATTATCACAAATATTACAAGTACCTTTAGCAGAAGGTAAGATTATTTTAGATAGGTTTTATTTAAACCTACCTTTTCTTAAAGAAATTAAGCAAGATATTTTTATGACTTTAGAAGATAAAGGATTTATACGTGCTATTGATGGACGTAAATTACAAATTAGAAGTAGTCATTCAGCTTTAAATAGTTTGATTCAAAGTTGTGCAGCAATCGTTATGAAACAAGCCTTGATTATTTTATGGAGTAATTTAAAAGGTATTGATGCGTTTGTAGTGGCTAATATTCATGATGAATTTCAAATTGAAACTACACCAGAGTTGGCAGAGAGAGTAGGAAAAATTGCAACCCAATCAATTCGAGAAGCTGGTCAACGACTTAAACTCCGAGTTTCCCTTGAAGGAGAATATAAAATCGGAAAATCTTGGGCTGACACCCACTAAAAACTATGCTTGGCGAAAGTGGGCTTCAAATGCTTTAACTAACCAAATTAGACGGAGAGGTCATAATTGTGGGTTAACAATAGATGGGTTAATCGCAATAACTCCTAGTCATTGTCCTTGTTGTAAAAAAATATTAGTACCTCAAGGTTCTGTAAAAAATTCACCAACAGTAGATCGTATTGATACCACTAAAGGTTATGAACTAAATAACATTTGGGTTATTTGTTTTCAGTGTAATCAAACGAAAGGCCAACATCAATTTCCTGATACTTTATATAAGATAGCTGATGCTTGGTATTTTAAATTGAAAGAAAAGGTAAAAAAATTATGCAAGTAATAATTGTGTTAACTGATGTTGGTACAAGGAATTTAAATCAACCTAGATTAAAGACGAATAGTTTAACTTATTCTATCTTTGAAAAACCACAACAAGGTGAAAAAGTAGATGTAAGTATGTTAGATAGTCCGTCAGTTCAAGTAGGAAGTATGTTATCAGCTTTCTTAAGAACTGTTGAAAGACACGGTTATTTATTAACTGATATGGCTATTAACGAGGAGAGAAAAAAGAATTATCCTCCTGAAGATTTCAGACACCATATTAAAAAATATGACAATGTTATTGAAATTGATTTAAGTAAATTTAAACCAAAAGGAAAAGGTAATTAAAAATGAGTAGTACATTATTAGTAGATGGAGATATAGTTGCGTATCAAATAGCATTTAGAACTGAAACACCTATAAGGTGGGAAAATGAAGTTTGGACATTGCACTCTGATGAACACGAGTGTAGACAATTAATTGATGAATATTTTTCTACATTAAAAGAAGATACTCAATGTGATAATGTTCTTATTGCTTTTTCTGATAAAGCTAATTTTAGAAAAGATATATTTCCTGATTATAAAGCCAATAGAATTAAACAACGAAAACCACTTACTCTTAAATATTGTAAAGAGTATATGAAAAAGAATTTTAAAATTTATATTAAACCTACTCTTGAAGCTGATGATGTATTAGGTATTTTAGGTACATCTAAAATTATTAAAGGAACTAAAATAATTGTATCAACAGATAAAGATTTAAAACAAATTATAGGTTTACATTATAATCCAATAACAAAAGAATTTTTTAAAGTTTCTAAAAAAGAAGCTGATTATAATTTTTATTCACAAATTTTAACAGGTGATCCAGTAGATAACTATAAAGGCTGTCCGTCTTATGGTGAGGTAAAAACTCATAGAGTTTTATCTGTATCGAAGAACTATTGGAAAACTATTGTTAAGTGTTATGAGGGTGAGGGATTAAAAGAAAAAGATGCTTTAATCCAAGCTAGAGTGGCAAGAATACTTCGGCATACGGACTATAACTTTAAAAAGGAGAAACCTAAATTATGGACGATTCAAAAATAAAAGCACAAGATGTGCTAGAAGAAGCCAGTACAATTATTACTGGTAAGAGACAAGAAACTTACGGAGATAAATTAGTTAATCATATAAATATAGGACGTTTGTGGTCGGCTTATTTAACTAATCATTTTGGTAAAGAATTATTTATTCGTGCTGATATGGTTGCTGATTTGTTTGAATTAGCTAAAGTAGCTAGACGACAA